AATAGTAAGTTGTTCCATTGCTTTTTCACCGTCTTCGCCTGCATTCAAATCTGAAGCAGGTACAAAGTTAGTTGGCCATGCTTGGTACAAAACCCATTGACGGGCTACATTACCTTCACGGTCTAACATCTGAACAGTTACGTCTTTACGAAACTTGTGTGCTGCTGCGTTTGACGCTCGAGCTGCTAGAGCTTCGCGTCCTACGTGACCAGCAGTGGGATTATGAACAGCACTAATCCACTTATAGAATTCATCATTCATATCAGTGATAATAGTACCGCGACTCATAACCACATCTTCGGTGGTACTCAAACCTGGAGCTAGTTGGTTGATATCAGGGTCAATACCTTCACGATAACTAATTTTATTAGTCGCTCGTTTGGGCATTTGCATATCGTGAAAACCGAGGCGCACTAAAGCTGTACCTTCAGAATCACCATCTGCTGTCCATGAAATTGCAAACCGGAACTTCTCTAATGGGTCTACGACTGAACTTCTTGCCATATTATGTACTCCTTATTAAGCCGTAGGAAGTGGGTATTCAAGAGAAATCTCAATGAATCTGACCGCTTGGTTTGGTTTAACTTGAATTCGTACTCGTAAGAGTCCTTGGTCAAGTTCGTCTTGAGTTGGTTCCACTCTAAGAACACGAAATTGTTGCGACTCTGGTAAACCAGCAGGGAACAGGTGAATATTGTTTCGCATAAACGACTCAATAGACCGTTCAACTTGAGATTGTGTTTCTGGTGAGAAATTTTCCCACAAGAAGCCTCTCAAACCTGGCTCCAAAGAAGACTTAATATACTGCAAACTTCTCATTACTTGAATGAGTTGTTCACTAGCTGTTACGGCTGAGCCGCCAGCAGTATATCCTCCAAAAATAACATTACCTTGACCAGGAAAAGACGTAAGTCTATTAATGAATGCAAGTCGAAGAGGTTCAGCATCCAGTCTTTCAGAAATTCTAAGATTTAATCCTTGAATGCCAGAAAGTCCTGCATATTGAATTCCTGATGGAGCATGTGATACTCCGCCAATTGCAATATTTTGGTCAATACGTGCCATAATTCCTGCACAATGTCCTACAGGGTCAACGACCACTGTGTCATCAGGCGCTGCGCCAGTAGTTTCATCACGCATGATTGGGTTATTAAAATACCAAGCAGAAACTCGTGAAGGGTTGTTAACTACCATATCTTTGTAAGTAATTGCAGAAGGCATGTGCAACGTAATATTTGCATCAGAAACTGCAATCGTTCCAACAGAGGTCAAAGTCAACTCATCTGAAGGGTCATTTACCGCAGTAATTGTTCCAACGAATGCTCCTGCCTTTTTAACAATCATACCAGGAGTGATACTTGAAAGGTTCGGCGTACCGCTAAACCCGACAACAAGGCCAGTTACTGTACTAACAGTAAGTGGTCCTAAGAGTTGCGTGTCAGTATTAGCTTTACTAATCTCTTTAGGCACTGCAAGCAGCGAAAAGAGAGTAGAAAGGGTAGCACCAAATTCCGCTCTAACCGTTTCAGAGTAATCAATCAATGGGCCGTGAACTGCGTAGGCCATAGACAGAGGCAAACCAGGAATACACACTAGACCAATTGAGTCTACAGTATCTAAAGCTCGCAAACCTGTTCCAAGGGAGGCATTTCCAATGAAAGAAGACGAAGTTGGGGTTGTTCCTACGTGAACAATCACAGCATCAGCTCCCGAACCAGCATTATCATAAAAACCCTTTACAGCGTAATAACCGTCGTAAAGGATATCATCAGCGTCTCCAAAAGCATCCACAAACTCTTCAAATGTATTGACAGCAGTAGGTGTATTAAGAGGTGCGCCGACTTTAGATGTGCTGATAAGAAATGCCGTAACTGAAGTAGAAGCTCCAGCAACTTGTACGGTTCCAATGGGTTGGTCGAAGACCTGAACCCTTTCAGGACCGATATTTGTATTTAAAATTGACATTTATTATCTCCCATAAATTAAGTGTCTTCGATAATGATATCGCCTTCCAGATTTTCAATTGGAATAGCAATATCAAGAATAGCAGAAGAATCAGCTCCCACAACTGCCGAAGTATCGGCAGGTGTTTCAAGTCTATCTACGAACACTTGTACCCAAAATGTAAACTCGTGAACCCAGTATTGGGCTCCCTCGACATCTTTTGTAACATGGTCCACGAAATGAAACATGAATAACTGAAACTGTGCATTACTTACAATTTTAGAACTTTTTTCAACTTTGTAAGTATCGGGGACTGTATCTGCCAGCTCTATTTCTGTAGCTGACAGGATATTTACAACTTTAGAACTAAACGGTCTTTGAAAACCGTCACCTGATACTGCTTTTGTTGGAGTAAAATCATCAAATACAAATACTTGGTCATTTACTTTAAACTTGGTAGTATCGGCCACTTCAACAATATTGCTGCCACCGAGGGTAATATCCACGGTCAATGATTGTTCGGCACTAAGAGAAGAACGTCGTATAACAGGTAAAGCTGTTCTAGGAGGATTAAATTCCTCCCAAACCCTATTAAGGACTGATATGTGGTTTTCGCGTGTCTTGGAGTCGATTCGTATTAAGTAATAAGCGTCAATAGGAACTTCGGGGCTCACCCCTGCGTAACTACTAGAAGCATTTTGAGGCCCACAAACTCCAACTGTTTGAATTGGTTGGTTTGGGTCCATTACTAAATATTTTACCGGACTCAAATCCGTTGCTGTAAAAACATTTCCTGAACGTGATACTGAACCGCCAAGAGCAGTATTCACTATTAAAGAAGGTGCCAAAGTTATAGAAGCTTGGCTTGGATTTACAGCAGTAATAGAAAACGTATTAGAACTTGCGTCAGTAAAAATATCACCTATCTTTACTGTATTAAGGTCTATATCATTTAAAAAAGTCACTACTCCATTTACTAAATTGTAAGATAGAGCAGGTAAATTTGTAACAAGTGTATTGGATACAGTTATTGTGTGGTCGCCCGACGGATTAATTGTTATCGAGCTTACAGTATAAGTTCCTTTGTTATTACCTGCTAAAAGTCTAATCAGATGTCCTACTTGGACTTTTCTAATTTGAAATATAGTAGTTGTTAGTGAGCTTCCCAACGCTGTGATAAGAGCGTCTGAACCTGGTACTATAATTTGATATGCGCCAGGGGAGGTCGTAACTGGAGATACAATCCATTTACCGTATTGAGGAACCACTCTTCCAGTAGTTCTATCTTCTTTAGTTTTCATTAATCTAATAAAAACGTGAGGATACTGAATATGTTGGGTATCTGCACTAGAATCATAGAAGTTAGCTTCAATTGGAGCTTGTATTACTTCTCCAGTAAATACATCATAAGTGTCTTGAAGAATTACTTTGTCCTGAGTACGAGAGTCGTGAAATGTAATCCTACGAACTTCTCGTGCTAAAGCTTCTTCTACATCAAGAAAGATTCTTCTAGACATATATTAAGTTTCCTTTGTTGTATATTTTTGTAGTATTTTGTCGATTTTTCTTAACAACGTACTAACCCATTTTTCTTGATGAGATACTTCCCACATATAAATGTGGTTTTTGATACTATCTACAAACTTGTCGTCGTTTTCTTGAGTAGAGGAGTTGTCATTAGTAACCAAAGAATATTCTACTTTAATATTAGGAGACACTCTCTTTAGAATTTTTAAATTTTTAACTAATCGAACAAGATTCAGATAGGCTTCTGTTGAAGGATTAAGATTTTTTCTATCCTTAATGTCTTGCAACTTTTCTTGAAAGTCTCTAATTGGTTCAGACCGACTTCCTTTGCGAGCCGCTATATTAAAAGCTTCTTCTTCGTCACCTTCTTTTATCTTTTCAACAATATCTGTTAAATCGACAAAGTTTTTACGAATATATTCTATGCCTTCTTTTTGCAGTGTCCAATCGGCGAAACCTGCTGTGTCGGCATTGCGGCTTCTATTATTACCGTTTCTATACTTTTCAAAACGTTTTCTAGCAGCGGCGGTGTCACCCTGCTCTCTTGTACAGACGACCTTTACAAATCTACTTAAATCGTGTCCACCAGGGTTAGCAAATATTCTACGTTTGCCGCCCTCTTCAATGACATATAGAGAGTTATTAAAATAGTCTATTGCTCTAGAGTGTTGAGATTCAAAGGTATCGTATTGGCTCATGTCCAATCTATAACTTACTCCTGGTGTCATTCTGCTAGGAGCGGTGTCATCTCCTAGCATATTTCTATCTTTGCGGACAAAAGCGACTTTACCTTCTATGAGTTTGGTGAAGTCTTGACTTTTTCTAATATCATTCGGGTCTAGTCCAGTAAAGTGTTTTATTAATTCACTTTCTGATTTTGTGACAAAAACTTCAGGTTCTGTAACAGTTGTTTGGTCTGTCGGTTTTTCTGGTTTTGCTTGGTTAATTACATTCAATAGTTGCTTCTTAAGCAACATCACGTCTGAAGCTAATCTTTCATCTAAACCTTTAAAGACAATATTATTACTAATATCTTCTCTAAACTTTTTTAAGTCTTTTACGACTTCTGTATTAGAATCAAACTTGAATTTAACCATTATCCACGACCCAGCGGAAGACCTTGAAATAAACTTTGACGTTTTTCTTGAGACAAGATTCTTTCCCATTCCGCACGCCAAAATTGAATATTTTGGTCAGAAACAGAACTTCCGTCTTCTCCTCTGGAAGCTAATAGTATGCTCCAAATAGTGTAATATATACAAAATAGTCTATAATTTTCTGAAAACCCGCGCTGCTTATGTAAACTCAGTTCTTCTCTAAGTCTTACTGCTGCGTCGTTTAGATGGTCTTCTAATAGCTTATTTCTAGAGTCTAAATCTTTCTTAAAAATTTCAGGAAAGTAGTCGTCAATATTGAACTTCTTTTTTCTCACATCGTCTGCTGTTGCAAATGATGGAGTTTTAGTTCCGACGACACCTGATGAATGGTTTATTGCGAAAAATTCATCTCCAAAGCCAAATGTCATTCCACCTAAAATACCTTCATAAGTAACGATATATTCGTCACTCGGGTCTAGGTTTTGAGGAATGTTCCATGTAAAGCTATATTCAAATTCTTGTCCACCCGTAAGGACTCCATTAAGAGACGCTATTACTTCTGGAATAGGGCTGCCAGAGTGACTCAAAAATACAGGTTTTAATATTCTAGCTACCGGTACAGTTAAAGTGTCAACCTGGGTAGGTCGTCCTTCACTGGTAAAAATTATTTTAAAGGTAGCTGTTGTGCCGCGAACAAAAGCGTAACCGTCTTTAGGCTCACTTCTTGTACCAGCGACCGAAGATACGATACGAGCCATAATTACTCCTGTGGTTTATTTTTTGGGTCGTTATCTGACCCTAATTTTTTCAAAACAAGTTTGAAAAGGTCTCCACCCACAATGGTATTTGAGTTTTCTAAAATAGATTTAAACTCAACCATACCAATTACTCCAGCTACTATTTTAGCTACTGGGAGTAGTTTATCTAACAAGTGAGTCTCAAGCAAAAATCCGCTTATTACGGCTAATTGATATATCACTATTTTAGATACTGTTCTGCGCAATGCCGCAGATGATACTTTTTCTCCCCTTTTTCTAGCTGCCCATACTCCTGTGACCAAATCAGCAAAGATAAGGAATCCTACGGTAATCATTACCATGTGGATTGGAGCCAAAGCTGCTAACGAAGCTATTAAAAGCTTTGTAAGCCACTCATTCATTATTAACCTCTAATGTAATTCAAACCTATATGGTGTGAGGGGTATTTTTAATAATCTCTTAATTTGTTATCTATGTCTACGGGTTTTAGTAGATGGGTCGGCTTTGAAAAACTTAGTTTTAATTTATCAATTAGCAATTTTCCAACTAATTCTGAACATATATAGCCTCTGCTATTACTGGTTATCAAATTTTTATTTAACGCCCCGTAAACCAAATCTGTAAATAATATTTTAATAAGTTCTGTATAACCGTAGCCTTCGCCACTCAGATACATACACTCAATCAAAATGTCTAATCTATCTTCGTCGGAAAGTTCTATTGTATACTCTTTAATTACTCTGTTGTTTTTCTTAAAATTTTCAAACTCTATAAAATGTACCATTCCGTGAGCAGCGTGATATACGTTAGAAGGTACTTTTGTATTACTACTTTCAAATCTAATATATACATGAGAGTAATCTACTCCGCTCCACGATTTAATCGCGTAAGCTCCTAACTTAAATTCTATGGGGTACGAAAAACCAACGTATATATTTGCCATATTAAGCCTTAAATATTTCAAATATCATTTGAAAATCTTGTTTATATCCTGCTGGATGCTTTAATACTAACCGCATTTTATTTGTATGATACTGTGCATTATGAGCTAGATATTTAGAGGCTCTGCCGTCTGCGCGGACACCCTCTTCTAATCCTATATACTTAATGTTGACCGAAGTTACGAATTCTTTACTGCCGCCGTATTCAACGGGCACATCAGGGACACCTATCACCCACAGTCTGACGTCCACTTCCGGTAAACTTGCCAACTTAAACATTCCACCCACTATTTCGTAATCGTGCGTAGGTTCCCAGTCGATTACGGTTTTTACACAGTCGGTATCTGCTAATTCTTGAGTTTCTATTAAATCATTGTCAGAGTCATAACATTTTATATTGGCGAAGCCAAAATCTGTACCATCAGCCTTTTTAGAGTGTATAGAAGATAATTGTGAGGTTTTAAACTCTACTCCATGAAGCTGATAGCTCCAACCTGTCGCCGTAACTTTGATTCTTTGTAGAGGCGAGCCGTCAGTATCTTTAGGGGTATCCAAAGTAAAGATAACTTCTTGGTCAGGTAATGGGATGTTAGTATGATTTTCTACTAACTCTTCTAATGTTGTTTCTTCTCCTAAAGCTAATTCGGCTTTAAAAAATATAGTTGTATTTTCTGGAGAAGTGGTAGTATTGATGTAATCCAAAGCGACTGTTATTGTTGAATTTTCAATTTCTTGCTTTAATCTTGCAGAATTACATAATTTGTCAAATGAATAAGACATTATCTAGTTCTCCAAAGTTCTAAGTAAGAATTTTTAACAAAAATTGTTGTGGAGCCTATGGCAACTCTAAAATCTAAAGTATAAACTTTTACTCCGGCTGTTTGTGCAGTTAGAGTAATAAAGCCGCTTTCAGGGGGAGCATCTGACGCGCTTCCTGAAAATCTTGTATAGTTTGCTAATTCTACAGCATCTCTTTGAACTCTTATTCCTATACCTCTATTTGCATTGGCAGCTCGCCATTGCAAAGACCAACTTAATCTATAATCTCCTGCTGGAAGAGATATTGTCGTTAGTGTCACTTTATTTTGAAACGTAGCGGAAGTTGTGCTTGTTTCTGTAGCAGTTCCAGCCGTTTGATATTGACTGCCGAACAATGCTAAAGGAGTTATTTTAGTCCATACTCCTGCAACTGAAGATATATCAGAACAGTATACTTGAATAGCTTCGCCTGCGCCTAGTGTATAAATTAAAGTAGAAGAACCGTCTTGTACCGCTATACTATCGTCATTTGTAGTATTAATTATTGTATACCAGGTGCCGACGAGCACTGTATTTGCTGGTGGCAATCTTAATACTTGACCTGATACGGTTCCAGTAAATAGTATTACTTTTTGAAACGCGGAAGTCATTACTAGAGTGCTGGCCGATGTCGCTTGAGTATAAAAGGAGTCCGTTTTTCTAGCTTCTTCAATTGTTTCTTGCACATTTGTACTAGAAAAATGATTACCTACAGTATCAAAAGGAACAGTTCCAGCAACTTGTATGAATCTATCTTTTGACATATTACGCTCTTTCGCACACCACTACATCAATAGTTCCGGTATCTGATACTATGAATACTTTTTGTTGTGGACCGGCTTCATAAGTTTCTTTTGCATCTTTAAAATGAATAAAACCATTTGCGGCGACTGTGGCTGCCGAGGGCGTCTCACCTTCGTCTGCAAAATATACTTTAAGTTTTCCAGTGGGCTGTATAGTAATTGCTTGTCTGTCAGTGAAAGATGAAGCACCTACTTTTACTTCTACAGCAGTTCCAGTTCCTACAGAAACCTTTGTCTGTTTTGCTGGGCCATCTAACAATCTTGACATAATAATCCTTAACTGTTTTCAGTAGAATTTACTACTCTTTTAACTTCTAAAATATTAGCATCTATTTTAGGTAATATTTTTTGTTGGACGTGTGATAGCAATTTGAAATACTGTATAATCTGTGTTGTATCTAGCTTAAATTCTGCATTCTTAGCTATCATATTCAAAAATTCTACAAATTTCTGCTTATCTTCTTCATTAAAATTTAATTCGCTCATGAGTCCTCTAAAAATAAGGGGAGAAAATATCTCCCCCTAAAGAATATTAACTTAATTCTAAAGTTCGGATTTCTGGAGTTTTTCCAGCCTGTCCAACAAAATAAGGTGCAGAAGACGCTCCAGCTCTAAGTTCCATATATGAACCTGGAGAAAGAGGGAAACCGTTAGCCTCAGTAACGCCAGAACTACCAACAAAAACCTTGGTATTTGCGTTATTGTATACAAATAAGTATTTTCTATTTGCTAATGCTGACGCTACAATTAATTCCGCAGTGTTTGCTACTGCAAGAGGATTAGCAGTACTGAGTATTGCCGTGTCTGCTAAAGCTGCATCATTTACTGCAATAGTGTTTGCAATATTTACATCTAATGCTTGCTTGCCGCTCACTAAAGTAGATGTTAATGCGGTACCGGCTCCGTCGTTTAACCAAGAATCTACGCTATCGCTAGCTGCGGTTAAGTCGCGGATATCTAAATTTGTGGCTGTAACAGTGACTGCATTTGTAATGCTGTCGATTGTCCAAGTTCCACCTTGATGCGCAGTAACTGAGTCATCTGCGAAGTTTAAGTCAACTTCTACGTTGATTCCCTCTGCCACTCGCACGTCTAAGGCTTTCTTTCCGCCTACGTCTGTGTGTGTGAGGAGAGTTCCATCTGACGCTCTAAGATACGCGCCTACGCTATCCGTTGCTGCGATTGTGTCAGCATCGGTTGTATCAAAAATTAAATGGTCTTTCATATTTTTAATTTCCTTTTGTTATGTCCAACTTGATATCTCTACTACTTCTCCAGCTTTGTTTGATATAAAATAGGCTGTTAAAGAAGTTACAGAAAGACCACTCTCCTCATGAGTATTTCCTGCAACAATAGTAATATAGTTGGTGATTGTTTGTCCCAAAGTGTAAGCTAATTGTAATTTAGCATTTCCTCTTGCTCTAATTTTAAACTTTTTAGTGTTTATAGGGAAAGTGTACGAATACTCTGTATTAGCTAAAACTGTTGTTATGTTTTGTATATTCGGGGTCGTAAGTGGATTAAATACTACATTTAAGGACCCGTCAGGATTAATGTTTAGTTCGTCGCCGTTGCTATCTTTTATGGCGACGTTATCACCGTCAGCGGCATCGACTTTAACATTACAATCTATTGAACCGTCACTATTTATTTTTAATGTAAAACCTGAATTAGGGTCTCCAAGTTGAACACTATCTTCATTAAAATCTAAATCTACATTAATATTGCCTATTGACGCCGTAACATTGGCATCGACGGCAAGGCGACGTTTGCCTTGATTATCCGTCACAACGGTAACAGGCAAACCTGTATTTGGGTCAACTAAGACTTGGCCTTGATTGACTCCTTTTGGGGTAATCTGTGTTCCAGACGACCTGTTACCTTTAGTGCTCATTTATAATACTCCAAAAAGCTTTAGTGCAATTAAAGCTAGTACTATACTGTTTGTAATTAACAAACATTTTTCCCAGTTTAATTTTTTAACTATTTTGTCATTTTTAGTTATTAAAGCTAAGTGACGTGCCATTAGAATTTTCCTTGTTTTTTGGCTTTAGTCAAAACGTCTTCTATCTTATTTCTAAGAGACTTACGTTCTTTTTTGTCCATAAACTTAGGAACTTCAATTCCAAATTGAGACATTTTTTTATCTTCAAAAAGGTGTACGTGGCAATAGTTGCTTGGACTGTACTCTAAGGAATCTCTTCCGCAAAGTTCGCCTTTTTCAGTAAAAGCTGTGCATTTTTTAATTTCTGGTAGATTTTCTTTAAGCTGTTCAATTACTTCCTGAGATTCTCCAGATGCTTTTGCTTCTTCGATAATCTGTTCAATTTGTTCTTTAAGTTTGATATCTTCTTTTCGTTTCTCAATTTCAAGATTCTTAAGTAGTTCAGTCTCTTGTTCAAGGACCAAAGCTTCAGTTTTTCTTGATTTATCTTCCTCTTCCAAAAATCGGCGATATACGTCTTGGCCATAGACCATTTTGATATCAGCAAGTCTTGTTATAAAAGGTAGATTCTTAAGGTACGAAAGAGGGTATTCTCTAGAACCTCGTAAAACAGGTATTCTTTTAAGCATTGTATAAGTTTTACTGTTCTTCTCTACAACGGCATAACTTTCTCTAAACTTTATTCCATTGACAATATAATTTACACCTTTAAGGGTGTGTTGAAGAACGATATAATTTCTATCACTCTCTAGTGATTTGGTTGTCCATACACTCACAAAATCTCCTTGGCGGCTCTACCGCAAGTATAAAGAAGGAGGCGGTTAAGCCTCCCTCTTTAATTAATCATTAAGAACCAAGAGGCAAAACGTTTTTAATACGTCCGAGGCTTAATCGGTTGTACAGGTCAAAGCCGCAATACCATTTCATACGATATTGGTAAGCATTTTCGTTTTCACGAGGACCAACATACTCTAGTTTTAAACCAGCGTTGTTAGCAGAAGTGAAACCTACTAAACCTTTCAATTCTCCCCATGCGCCAGAATAGATAGATGAACCATCTAATCGCTCTGCAACAGTGGCAGTAGTGACACCAGCAAAGTTACCGCCATTAAGCGCAACTCGGCTAACTACTTTGTTCTGCTCAGGGTCAAAAAATTGACCAGTAGCAGTTACGTCAATAGTTGTTCCACCAGCAAAACCGACAGTCGCATAACGGTACATAACACCGTCAAGGCCGCGAATAAGCAGATGCTTAACGTTAGCAGCACCGCCCAAGGCAGTAGAAGGGTCAGCAGATACAACGAGTGTATCAGTGTCTGAGATAGAAGAGATAGTTACAGACGCTGTGTTCACTGCGTCGGCTTTAGAAATAAAGTCGTTACGGAAAACAGGGATGTCTTGATACATCAACATAGGACGAGCAGAACCCAATCCAGATTGTTGAATCATATAAGCATCAGTTCCGCCGCCTGTGTTTCTCAACAATGTACGAAGAGTACGAATCTCTCGAGCGTTCATCATCAAAAATTCAGGTTTAGAACCAGTAACACGGTCAACCAAGTCATCAAGGTCTTCCAACGTGAAAACACGTCCAGGAAGGCCAGAACGAGAAGAAGACGCATCATCTTCTACAAGTTCAAGAGACTGTGTAGCAGCTCCGCCGTTGTAGAATGGGTGATTTACGTCATCGACGTTACCTTGCTCTGCATCCAAAATAGAAGACATACCATTGAAACGGTCAGCGATGCCGATAGGTCCGTTGTTTGCTTGAACGAGCGAACCGCCACGTCGAGCATTGATGATAGCATTCATATAAATACGAGCGATTTGTTTTGCTTTCGCAGAAATTTGGACCTGTAATTGGTCGTTAGTTTCTGAGAATTGGTCTTCAATCTGACCGTCGATGATAATATCAGCGATGATAGCAGAAAGATTGACGTTTACGCTTTCAAATGAAGCGCCATCTTGGTATTTGGCAGCGTTCAAATTTGTCCCAGGAGAAGCAAAGTCAGCCTTAGCTAAACGTTTCTCACGAGTGAAGGTATAAGCTAGACCTTCAAAAACTACGAATGGTAAGTGTTTAAACCAGTCGTCAACAGAAATGATGTCGGCAACGATACCTTCAACTAACATATTGTTAGAGAGTGTTGCTGCATCGGATAAAGAAATTACTTGAGCCATTTAAAAATTCTCCTTTTATTTCATTCTAAAAGCGGTATTTGAAGTGCCAGACTTAATCGCATCTAATGCTGAACGAATCTTTTGACCCGAATTCATCTGTGCGCGTTTCTCTGCTTGCATTTCATCCATTTTGGTCTTGCTAACTCTAGCGCCGTCCGAAGCTCCTGGAACGCTGTGATTAACAACCACAGTTTTGTCCTCAAAGATATTTCGTAACTTAGCTTCGTTTAAAGCAAGTAAACCATCACGAGGGTCTTCCCCTGCGCCTTTTACAATCATATTGGCAATTTCACGATATTTTTCGGGAATCTTGTCGATTTCCTCAGAAATACGTTGAACATAAATTTGTTTTTCTGCTGCTTCTTTAGCTTTGTATGTATGAGCCATAGCTTCAAGTTCAGACATTTTACGTCTGTACTCATTTTCTTTAGCGTCCATAACAGCTTGTAATTCAGCAGCTTTCGCTTCTCGATGTGCTAGCTTTTCTTCCAAGCTTCGTTTTTTGTCCTCTTGTTCAGCTTTAATTTTAGAAAGTTCTTTTTGAGCTTCCATAGCTGACTTGAGTTCATCTTCCTTAGCTTGCATTCGAGCTTCAGTTTCCATTTTCAAAGATTCAATTTGTTCTTGATACTTAAGGCGGTAAGTTTTGTTTTCTTCTCTTAGTTTCTTGACTTCTTTGAAAGCACTATCTTTTGTCCATGTATCAGGGTCATCGACACCTGCGTTATCAGTTCCAGAAGGCTCAACCTTATTGGAATGTGACGAATCAGCACCACTATAATTTGAGTCGGCAGAACTCGCGTTATGTGCTTTTGTTTTAACCTGTCTCAGCAAATCATCGCCACGGTCAACCTCTAGTCGAGGGGTAGACTGTGAGTCTGGTTGTACTGGTGCAGCACTATTAGCTGCCCCTTCTGCTGTTTTTGGTGTTACTTGTCCCTTTTGTTGCGAATTTAACTTATTCAATAAATCTGACATTTTTATTTCCTTCACTAGCTCTGCTAGGTTTTAGGTTAGCGATATCCACCATCTAACAAGTCACCTTTATTACCAAAAGTTCCTGAGAAACCTTTTTTAATCATGTCTTGTTGATATGGGTTATCGTACTTGGTTTGTGTTTGGTCTAAGATTACAGGTTTAACGGTAATCTCGTAAATCAGTCCTGGGTCAAAACTTGTGACTACAGGTACTTTTAATGCGAACGGCCTACTCTCTTTAATGCACTCGGACCACTGTGCAGTAAGCTTAAGATAACTCTCATATACTTCGTCGTAGTTAAGAGACTCGACCACAGAAATATGGTCTCCGTCTCTACGTAATACATACAAAGCATAAAGGGTTTTCTTATCCTCTTTAGCTTGCTGAGACATTATTACTCCTCTTTTTTGCCTCTAGGGTCGCCATTTTTCTTTGGCTGTACTGAGCTTTTTTCGGCGTGTTTGGCCCTATTGTCAATTTTTGGTTTGGCTACGTCTTTATCTCCTGTTTCAGTTTTCGGCTGAGAGGTGATTGTTGATGAAGCCGCAGTTCTAGTATCACCGATAGTGGCACTAGAATTATTTTGAGTAGTAAAGATTCCTGCTTCCTGCAATATCTTAGTCTGCTCAACTTGTACTTCAGCATCAAACTTAGCTTGTTCCATTTTATCTTTTCGTCTGTCTTTAATAATTTTAGCTATTTCTGCTTCCCCTAAATGTGGGTAAAGCTTCTTAACTGCAAACTTATCGCCAGAGTCTAAGATTTTTTGCTCCATAATAAGGTCTTCTTTTTTAGTCTTCGGGTCTACTGGAAACTCAGGTTGTCTATAAGTTACGTCCAGTTTTGCGTCTTTACTAAATTTTTTCTGACCTGCTTTATTGTGGTGCGTATTCCATAGAGTTTTAATCACATGGAATAATTGTTGTTCGCGTTCTTTGAATAATCTAGAACGGCGAATATTATTTTGAAGTACTCCGATTTTTTCCATAAGAACAGCAAAACCAGAACTTGGAATTTGTTGGTCGTATTTTGGTCGAAGTCCGTGATTAATGCGAACCATATCTGTAATAGAATGAATCGTCTTAACCAATCCCATAATGTCTGCGGACGGGTGGGCGAATTTGAAGTCGCCTTTTTCGCCTACTGCTACTGCTGTATCAGGTCCAAGGCTGAACCCTAAAGCATTAGCATCTGCATTACCGTCTTTAAATAAACCGAAGCCAGCATCAAAAGTTCTAAATTGACCTGAACCTGCCCCAGCACCACTAACGCCTCCAAAACGAGATTGAGCAGAACCGCCTTTAAGATAGTTAAAGTCATCTGTCGGTCTCCCTTGTCTTGTTGAAGTAGGTCGCTCAACTCCTTTAAGTACAGGTACTCCAAAGGATTGAAATTTAGCGATATGGTTAAGGTCAGTTATTCTCATATTTACTGCATGATTTGCGTAAATAAGAGGTTCATTGACTGGTAAAAAATAATAATGTGCTGGGTCCGAATTGAAGAACGGAACAGCCGGAACTATTCCATACGGATTATCAATTTCGTACTCGTTATTCTCTTCGTCAATAGATTTATGTGAGTTTGGACTCCAATAAATTCTATTTAACTTTCCTAGAGAGCCTGCATCATTAACTTTTTTTGCTCTATTTTGGATATCATTTGGCCCTAAATTAGAAGGACTAGGAACAGAGGAAGCTACTTTAGAAGTCATGGGAGAGGCAGGTGAACCTGAAGCTCCAAAACCTCCAAACCTGTTTCCAAAACCAATCAATAGTTCAGTGATATAATAAGGAGACGCTCCATGTTTAATGTCGTACACGCCGCCGTGCATAACATCTAATTGAACTTGTCCACCTTTATTTTCTTCTACTACTTGGCCTGTTCTAGGGTCAACAAAGCTGACCTTTACCAGTACCGTTCCTAGAAGCCAACACCATCTATCAACTTTATCCATAACCATTTTGTAACGGCTATGCTTTTGAATATCTTCCCACAATTCTTGGTCTTCTTTTAAGACTTTACCTTTTTCATCAGTTACCTGATAGGTTGGGTCTTCTTGGTAAAGAATAGAAATTTCATCAATGACTTCTCTAGTCAAATTTGACGGTAGTATTTGCTGTTTTTCGGGGTTCCTGAATTGGCGAACTAAATCTAACCAAATAAACTCATCCTGCCTACCTTCGTAGAAAGCAAGTGCTACTTCAGTAATCCATTGTCTGTAATAAATATCTTCGTATAAATAGATACCAACAGAACTTAATCCGCCGAGCCTACTTACAGGATGATTTGATACACCTAAATTAAAAGAAATATAAATACCCTACCTTTTTGCTATCCAATTTATACACTGAATTGCTTTTTCATATTTTCTATTAAGATGTATAGTACTATCTTTATATAAATATTTTGCAATCTTTTGAGCAGAACTGGAAGACTTTCTAAATACAAATATATTTCCTATTGGAGATAATTTAGACTTAGACAGAAAAAGTTTATCTTTAAAAATATCATTTATTTTACCCAAAACAAAACTATTACCACAAATTTGAACTTCTGGACGATAGTAGTCTGGATATTTACTATTTCTAGCTCTAAATAATACTGAACCGTCTCCATCCCATATACCTCTAATAAGGTGGGAAAGAAGGGATTTTTTTATAGTAGGTATTTTTACATTAAAACTCTTTTTAGGTCCTATGCCAAGTTTAATCAAATCTTGTACTATTTTTTTATTATAAATAATAATTTCACAAGATTTAGATTTATTGTCATTTAAACCATTTCCAACTAAATATTCTTTTATTGGTATTTGAGTTTTTATGAAAGTTTTAAATTTTATTAGATGTTCTTTGTCCTTAATTGCTAATGATATTTTTAATAAATGTTGCCCAGTATTTTTTCTAATTTGAATACTTCCATCAGCTAGTATAAAACCTAGCCAATAAGCTTTTTCTTCATTATCAATATTTTCAAAAACAGTATCATCTACTTTGTACTTCTTCATATCCTACTACTCTATAGTTAAGACTTGTTAGCTCTACTAACAATAAAATAGAGGGAGTTCCCTCCCCCTACAATTACACTTCAGATTCTCCGACATTACCGGATTTGGGCAATGCTACAGAAACTCCACCATTCACATTAGATACGCCTTTAGGAGCGTCTTGCATTGGTAAAGCTTTTTTCTTGTGTTCTGGAGCCATTGACGCCATTTCTGGCTTCATCGGCATAGAAGGCTCTTTGTGTTGCATAGAAGGTTTATGCTTGGGAGCAGAAGACTGGTCCAATGCAGGAGCAGACATATCTGGTCGCGGAGCTTTCATACCTTTGTGCTTATAAGCCATAGTTTTTTTCATTAAGATACTCCTTATTTTTTATTGCCTTTATAAAGCATGTCTCGTTCTGATTGAGATTTTTTTTCATCAATTGTTTCTGTTGGAACACCTAAAAATCCTCCACCTGGAGTTTGTTCTTTAGCTGCTTTGAACCAGAATTGAGCTGCTTTAGCTCTATCAATAGAGTATTTACCATCCATACCTCTGTTAGTTTCGGGTGGAGGTGCTACAGCTTTCGCTTTACCTTCCCTAACTAAATCAGAAAATTTAGCTGGTTTAATCTCGGTTTGTTTTTGTTTTTTCATTAGATAAAACCTCTCGACTTTAGCCAATTAAAAGCATACTTATTAATTTCTGCTAATCTGTCTAAATTTGTTAAATCTTTATAGTTAGGATGATTACTAGCTCCTTGAAATTCGCTATAAATAGCGGCATACAAGGCGGTGTAAATCTCTTCCTTACGTGCGTGTGGTTTCAACTTATCTTTAGATATAATAAATAATTTATTTTTTCTATAAATAACTGTTTCCATTACCTTGCCGCCACAGTCAAAGTACCGCTACCTGTAGCTCTAGTGACTTTAACTGACGCAACTAAGTGTGTACTAAAATTTGTAATAACTCCGGCAGCAGGAATTGCTGTAGAATTTATAAATGTTTTTCCGTCAATAGAAAATTCTATTGTACCAGTTAAAGTTCCTTGCATCTGCAAAGATAACTTTTCAGCTACTACTGATAGAGTTAATACTTCTATGGTAGTTGTTCCATCAAGAGTACCAGTAGCTACTAGTTCTCCAGATTTTACGGGCTGTCTAGCTAGTCTAGACTGCTTTTTTAAAAGACCTCTTGGTTCAGTGGCCATTATAATTCTCCTTATTTCCTTTTGACCTGTTTACAGACTTTTCAATTATTTGTAAATTCCAAGGAACGTGGAGACCACAACTATTATCCCCTTGTAATGGGAATATATGGTCAACTTCATATTCAATTTCAGATGTTCTATTTATTTTAGCGCACTGAGTATAAATATTTTTAATTTCTTGTAATTGTTGTATAGTTAACCATTTTGGCGTAGCTTTCAATTTTGTTGCTCGACGTCTGGCTGTCTTAGCATTAACTGTTCCAGGATTATTTTTTTGATATCTTTGATTAGCTTGCTTTCCTTTTAGAGATTTTTTATACTTACTTTTATACCCTTTATTACGAAAGCATTCTTTACAATAAACTTGGTATCCGTCTTTTCTGCTGCAATCTTTTACATAATCGGATAAAAATTTAACTTTTTTACAAGAAATACAAAATTTCATTATTGTACTCCTTTTATTATAGTAAAATGTTCTCCTCTATCATGAAATAGATGTACTAGTAAATACCTTAAAGCATCTAGAAGTCCCTCATATCCATCAGGAGTTTCTTCGTAATCTTCTTTCAATACTCCATTTTGGCCTTTTTTAAATTTGGCTGTTTGGATAGCATAAATCAAATTAATGCAATTTCTATTGATGAACAGTTTAGGAAGAGTTACTTGGTCTCCTGAAACAGGGTCTAATTTTGGTCTGCCTCGTTCATCAAATTGTGGGTAGTTTAACCACAACCTAATCATATTAGAGCCGACATCTCTTGGTTGCTTTAAACCAGTAGGTCTGCGGCCAGTAATTGCTGTCATATCGTCCCATGCTGACCGTCCGTTAAGTTGGACTTGGTCTCCTGAAACATCTGCTACGATATCTTGAAATTTTATATGGTGTCTTGATTTCTGTAGTGCGGCTTCGTCTTGCCAGATTTGCAAAGCTGTTCTAGTAAGTTCAGCTTCTTTGTCTATAATCTGTTGACCTTGCATGTAAGTAGTTGTGTGTGGAGTAAATCTCTCATCAAAAATTACTACATCCCCAAACTTATTCACTTGGGCAAATAATGTGCTTGCTGGTTTTGCGAAGTTATGGTCACAAGCTGCGAAAACTGGACCTTCATCTGGATGCCATACGTAATCAACTACATGCGGTACTTTGGATTTATCTGTTTCTTCTGGAGTAAATCCAGGGAAACAACTATCAGCTACTGCTTCAAAGTCTGCTAAGTATTCTTGCTTGAACTTAGTTAATTTACCTTCCATCGCTGCTTGACGATAAGCGTGGTCAATTTCATCTTTAGATTTTTCTGGAGAAGAAGATAATAAAGGGTTATCATAGCTTGAGCGTTGGAAAGAACTCCAATCCCTCATGTCATTAGAATTACCGTCTGCATCAAGTGTAATTCTTAATTTATTCTCTCGTTGTTTTCTACCGACACTGCCGAACATAAACAGTTTAAAGAAGCCATTTTTTCCACGCGGAGTAGAGATAAATACAGCAGAGCCTTCTTTATCCATAAGAGTAGGACGTAACATCTGAGTCCAAATGTCGTCCATATTAGGCTGCAAAGCAGCCTCATCAACGATTACGAGGTCTAATGCTTCCCCTGCTAGTGAGTCTGGATTCTCCATTGATTTAGCTTCCAAAACGGAGCCCCACGGAGTTTCTAAGTAGTAGTCGCCTTTTTGATTACGCGCCCTACCTCCACCTCTTTTACCAGGTTTGATTATCTGTAATTGAGTAACTAAAATATGATACAATTCACGAAATACTTTCTCGGTCAAGCCATAATCAGGAGCAACAATCCATACTCTACGGTTCATTTGCATTAATACTGCAAGAGCCATTAAACTTGTTAAGAGTGTTTTGCCCCATCGTCGGCCACATGCCAAAACTTTAAAACGACCGGCGTCACGTAAAGCCTCTCTATGTCCTTCATGTAAAGGCATAATCAGTTTACCTTGAGAGGTTCTGACTCGCTTTTCCATAAGAAATTGAGCTAATGCTTCAATGTCCAGTTCGTGTATCCGTAATGGTCTACCTTCTGTATTTACTTCTTGTGTCATAAATTAAGTATCCTCACGACTCTTTCGATGAAGAATATTGTTAATTTCTCTGTAAGTATCTACAGTCTTATTATCAATTTCCATTTTTTCTGAATAATCACCAGATAAAGTTAGCCATATCTTTGCTGCAACGTCTGATTTGTCTATAGCTCTTTGTCTTAACGATTCAATAACTTGTGCTCTTTTGTCTGCTGAAAATAACCTGTCTCCTCTAACTTTTTGCCAAACAGCTTCATCCCAACCTTCTTTCTTAACCCATAATCGGATAGAACGAACTTCAGGAATGCTTTCTAGTAATAAGTCTCTGGTTTCTGGGTCATCCACATAACGAGCTGCAATCTCTTTTTTTAATTCTTCCGTCATCTGTGTGATTGGCGGAATACTATCAGGATTGGCTACGGTGTGTCCAGCTATAACTTCTTGAAGAATCTCTTGGGGGATAGTCCAAGGAGAATTTCCATTAGACAGTTTTTTAACTGCTCTAACTGCTTCTAGCTTTTGAGCGGAGCTTTGAGGTCCGTTTTTTGGTGGGCTGTTTTCGTTGTTTTCCATAACTAGCCTTGCTTGTATCTGAAATAGTTCCTTTAATTACTCTATTATTGGAAATTTTTGCAGACTGTTTAAGACTTGTGCTTTTTGCCATAAGATTTCTTTTCTTCTTGCTGCACAGACTCTTGTTTGACAACTACTGCCTCTGGTCTAGTAATCTTGAGCTTCTCGGGATTTAATCTAAAACTCGTATTACATTTCTTATTCATACATCTCTGTGGTTTGAGGTCTTCCCATTCTTCCCAAATGGACGTTTCCCAGCCACAATTCTCGCATGCGTACTTAATTTTCCTCATATTCTCCTCTTTTCAAATTAAGAAGAAAAAAATGGCCCCTAAAAGGTAACAGGACGTTACAAGGGGATTCAATTAGGAGCCTGGGGGAGGATTAAATCTGAGCTTATTAAAAGCTACTGTTTAATGCAATTCCCCTTCTTGTAAAATAATTGACTTTAATGATTTAGGTTCAATCACAATACTAATATTAGGACTTATAGAATAAGTATATAATATTTTAGCTCCAGTTTTGGCACATTCTTTTTTAATTAATTTATAGTGTCCGTCTTCTAAATATTCACCAAATTCGTTTTCAGTTGGTACTAACTCGTAATTTGATGTTCCAGCCAAATGACTCAAAAATGAAGTGTTGAAGTTTTCAATATCCTCCATCAACTTTTTATATTGTTCAGGGGTCATGTCAGCAAAAGTGTCGTCGTCTTGTTCATCTTCTGGAGATGAAAACTTATCAGATTTGTTTGACATTCGATGCCCCATTCATATATTATATGTGTATACTAAGTCAATGGTTTTTATTTGTTATCTTTGAATAGAATTTCTACTGCCTTTTGAGAATCTTTGGGGACGATTTGACCTAAGTGTTTGATATAACTGAAGGATACTCCAACTAACCTATCTACTGGTTCCGCGCCTTTGTATTCTGCTAACTCATGGTCGTATACTTCTAAAAAGTCGCCAGGCTCTGAGAGTAATCTCAAATTAAAAAGAGTATCTTGTCCAGATTGGTATATATTTGTTATTTCCCAGATTTCGTCTTTACCTAAAATATAATCTCCAGTATTTATATTAATCATATAATATTTTCCTTATATTCTGGTTTATAGAGACTTTTTTTAGAAAATTAGGTCCTATAAAATGGCGTAGGCTGTTATTTTCGATTGGAGCCACCTCTAAGTACGTGGGCGTGATGAGTTTTACTTCGTAAAGACCCTTCATATAGCTACACTGTACCACATCTTTAGCTTTAAAATCAATACTTTTGTTGTGGTAGATTTCTACAATATTCATCTCTTTTAGATGAACTTCAATTAATTCGGTAAAAATTCTACTCTTATCTGTTGCCATATAGTAACTCCCACACTTGTATTTGTTGAGTGGTTGCTTCGGCTATTTGTTGTTCGCATACGTAAACTTGTCTAGATACGCAGCCGTCTGAAGATTTGTGAGCCAAAATCAACCCGTAAACAAAGGGATTATTCATGCTCCAGTTTAAAGCGTGAACACTTCTTACTTTATACACCAGTCCTTGATATATAACAGAATCTCCAATATTAAACTTAGACCATTGCATATTACCTGCCAAATAAAATATTTATAGCCTTTACTCTATTTTTATCAGTAATTTCAATAGCTTCTGAAAAAGGTATAATAACAGTGTCTATAGCCCTTAAGACGTCAGCTATGAGAGAATTTTCTAGCAGGATGCAATAATACACGTCTGGCGGGTCAAATTTAGTATCTTGACCTATACCTATCACAATGTAAATGGACTGTTGCCATTCTATAAAACGTAGGTCCATAGGTGACTCCTCATGCCCTATTATAATGTGTATGCTAAGTCAACGTGTAGTGTCAATTATTTTGACGGTTTTGCAAATAAGACGGAGGCTGCTGGAGATTTAGCCTCGATAAACAGGTCATTTATGTAATACGGAGGCAATTCTATTAGTTTAGAGAATCCGGTCAATTCGTCAACTATTATCATTTCTATGGAGGTCTCGTTACCATATTCATCAAAATATGTAGTAATTTTAACTAGATAGAGATTTCCAGGTGTAAAATACGGACGTAATAATGCGTCAGTTACGAAGCCGTCTTGCAAAAAACCCCTAAATTGTTTAGAATTGGCTTTTACTGGAACCATACAACACCTTAGCTGGGCCTTGTTCTAATTTTTTAAGAAGAGTTATTGAGGCATTAAAAGTGAAGCTGTTATCGTCTTTAACGTATTTGAAAAACACTTCTCCATACTCCAAACCTAATCCCGTATAATACACTTTAAAATGAACTATCTTAACTAATTTATTCGCTACTAATGCGAAGTCGCCTTTTTTGAAATTTTGGTATTCGTTAACTTTCATTTTGACCGAACAGTGTTTCCACCGTTTTTGGGTTCCCTCCTGGAATTATAGATACAATCTCTTGATGTTGTAAGTAGTTGAATCTTATGATAAATTTATGAGGAGATATATTTTTATCTGTTATACCCAAATATATTTGAAATGGAGCGTAGTCTATCATTGAAGAACGTTTATCGTCTTTAGTTATATGAGTATCAAGTACTTCACATATTGTATTTTTAGGTATATCTATATACAAAGGACCTGACCCTAAGTCTCCTAAATTTACAGTGAACAGTTGTTCAAATTTAATATAGTCTCCGACTCGGGGAAATCTACTCATTTTTTATAACCGGCAAATGCAGAGTAATCGGAATATAGGTCATAGAAGCCGGTTTACGTACCTGCAACTCCATAAAAAATATACCTGCTTGTTCGGCAATAAAGTCTTCTGGTTTTTTTGTAGGATTGTCCGCCAAACTGCCCCAAAGAACTTCTACAGCTTTAGGAATATGAACAATGTCGTACATATAAAATTGTTCTGTATCTACTTGTTTTTTATAACCTTTTTCAGATTCTATAGAAACAAAAATCTTATCAGTAGTAGATTCGGTATAGGGCCATTCGTCATAACCTTCTTTTACTTTTACAAGTTCTTTAACCGTCCACTTAACCTTACTGGTGCCGTGTACTAATACTGTACCAGGGTGACAGTAATTTATGAATCTGTTCATATTAAAGGACCGAGCCTTATGAAAACTGTCATAAACGAAAGTTGGCCAGTTTACTTGTGTACCTGACGTAATAGTTGTTATATCTATAGTTTTTTGATTTTTAGCCATAGTACTCCTATATTGGTTATAACATAAAATATAGGTATGTCAAGAAGTTTGGCATGTATTTTGCAAAAAGGAACCATAAAGGGGGGCTGCGGAACGGGGGTTTAAGGAGGATTCAATATAAAATGAATTTATTTTTAATTCCCTATTTACTTTATATAAAAAGTGTGATATTAAATAAAACTATGTAATTTATATAGAACATACTAGTACGTAACTTTCTTGTAGAAAGTTACTAGATTATAGTATATAGTATTTAAAGAGGTATAATGGAAAATGATGATATTAGTAAAATTTTAGAAACTTTTAAAGCTGCTACTTTTGCACAAATACCTTATAGAGATACTCTAGAAGTATTAAACGCTGACCTAAAAAGGCTAGAGGCTCGTAGAGCCGGTATAGTTCAAGCTATAGCTGAAGTTTCCTCTTTAACGTATAAACGAGGAGAAGTCGTATTCAATAAGGAGTTTGGTAACGGAATTGTTGTCGCTCCTTTTGTGGACTCAATTTTTAAACTTTATACGGATTGGGGTTCTTCTCCTCCAAATGCTCCTGAAGGTTGGACTAAAGAGTCGCCGCCTGGATATGTGGTACATTTTGTAACTGTTGGAAAAGACGGAAGAATTACACCTTCTAGTAGATTCATTCCTCAAGATGAATTGGCCCCATATTCAGAAACAACTAAGGTGTTATTTGATGGGCAATAACGGTTATAAAAGATTAGCCAAATACGCTCCAGGCTCGGAGTTAATAGATGAACGTAACCATTACCTAGTATTGGATGTTTTTAAATGTGAATATGATGGTCATGCTTATGAGATTCTAGACTACGATACAAAACAAACTCTAATTAGACATCGTTTTAAAATTGAAAAAATGAGTTTCTTAAAACTTATAAATATTGGAAATTACAGACTTTTACATGGAGACACTGAAGATGAAGAAAAAGCCAAGGACGACCGCAAAGCCAAAATCCAAGAAGCCCTCAACTTCATCAAACGAAGCCTCCTTGACCCAAAAATATTTGGTAGCCAAAGTGGGCCAGGAAAAGGAATTTCTGGCGGCAGTAAATGACGCAACTAAAATACACAATGGAGTGTTAGGATTTAGGGGCAACGCTCAGATGATGTTGGATAATGGCTTGTTTGACGCTATGGGCGTAAAAATCAAAGGTAAGGACTACGAAGAGAAATTAGATAACGCAGAGACTTTTCTTCGTCAAAGTTTCGGAGAAAAGATACTTGAGTATGGGGAATGGGTAGACGCCAAGATAGTTGATAACAGAGAAGTCTTATTTGGAGAAGAAATCAAGTCAAAGTAATATATTGCTTGACTCAAACTAACAAGTTTGATATAGCTTAAGTATGGAACAAAATAAAGATTTCCTAACTTTGTTAGGCGAAGCTGTCATAAACCTTGGTACTAAATTGTACCAGTTAGTACTTCAGCTTAAAAAAAAAGTATATACCCTCCGAGCCTCCCTAGCCCTGTCAAGGCCGAAGGCCGCCCCCGAAAATCGACAAACAAACGTAAACCAAAAGTTCACGTCGTACCCTCTAGCCCAGAAGACGACGTCACGTTCTTCTACGACCTTACAAAACCTAAAAAACGAACTAGAAAAAAGAACTAAGGTAATAGGGACAGGCAACCTAGGAACCCCTAAGCCTGGGTCAGACCTTCTAAACTACGATAAAAGAAGTACTACTCGGTCTGACTCTTCAAGCTCTGGCACAATCGCATCCTCGACCCCTAATCCTTATTTAGCAATAGCTTCTGAAATTGTCAAACAAGACGGTTGGGTTAACCTTAAAACTTTTAAAAATCATCATAACGAAATATTTATAACTTTGTCTAAGCCTTCTAAAACTGTGATAGGAGCTACTGAAGCTGTTACTTACACTCAAGATAACTTTATGACGTACTTACGTAATAAGGCTAAACAACAAGGTATGCTATAAATGTTCTACCTAGGTTACAGTAGAGTCAATATATGAGCATGCCACCTAAGCCCTTGCAAGCGTCGGCCTCTATAACGCCTCAGATTCCTTTAGATTACTGGATGTACCCCAGTATCAGCCTTGATGAGATGAGACGCCTTAAACGGGCTATTAGGAGCTTATAATGCCTAGAAAAGCTCTACCCTTGAACGTCTTAAAGAAACAATTAAAAAGATACAAGTTGACTAAAGCTCAAAAAGAAGCTGAGAGGCCCTACGACATAGGTAGGACTACTATATGTCACTTAGTCTATACAAACCCTGAATATCTAGATAATAACGGTAAATTTCATATATTTGAAGTTAGAGCCTATTCTTTTACAAAAGACTCTATTAGCTTATCAGTAGTTAATTGGACTCTAGCTGCTGGTACTGCTAGGTTAGAGATTGACGCTAATAACGTACACCATTTTAGCGTATTTGAAGAAACTCCAGCTTTACAAGTACTTACAGGACCTTCAGATGGAAGCTAAAGTTCCTGCCCAACAAGTCAAGCTGTTACACGCTTATATGTCAGATAGTCCTCTATTTTATTTAGAAAAGACTGATACTTACGTTAAACTTGCTATTCCAGTCAAATTAGAATATTACCGTCAAATTGACAACGGACCTTGGGCTTTGATACAAGAAGAATTGACAGAATTTAAAATAGAAGATAATACTTTACTTATTGAACTGTATAATACGCGGTGTTGGGTTAATATGGACTACGTTACTTTTGTGCCACATACTCCTGCTGGCGAGCTGTTATATGGCAATGACGTTTAGAGAAATCAATTTATTGCAACCTGGCGACTGGGTATCCCTAGACCACACTAGGCTATATAAGTTTATTAAAGTTAATAACTACGTAAGAAATAAGCCTTATGAGCTTCTATTCTATTCCTTTAATACTGGAAATGAACTTCACTTTACTAGGTACGATTTACAGCGGCTATTTGAAGTTGTAGACGACTCAGACACTAGAATCAAAGTTATAGAGACTTTATATGGTCCCTTTTAATAAAGGCGACATTATAGTCACTGACGTTAGTATGGGTAAGATATCCCGAGTTACTAACAGGTGGTTTGAAGTTTTATGGGATAATGGTAATTATAACCGTTGGTATTTAGAAGATGGTATGTTTACTTGTAGATTGGCTACTAAGGCTGAAATTACGTTATATTGGCCCAGTCCAGACCCTATACCTGATGTAATCACCACTAGTTCCTTTTTAAGAATTTTTTAAAATTTAGAATGTCACTTTGTTGTAGAGTCCGTTTTAATGGTAGTACCCCTTATATTAGTTAATATACGTAAATACATAAGCCAGTCTTATTAACTAGTTAGAGCTTTAAACTGTTAAAATATACCTTTAAGAGTATAATATTATAATACGTAAGTTTGATTTTTAATTTTTTTTAAAATTCCAAACCGATACTCTTTTGGTAACTGGAGGGGTTAGGGGAGGTAAACTGATTACCGTACCCCCCTTAGAGGTACGGCTCAGTATGATACAATGTCTAACTTTTAGATAGTTGTTTTAGCTTGAGACAACTTGCGTCGTTCCTTAGCTTTAAAGCTTCTAATATATACGTTTACAGTTTCAGGTCTGACAGTACCATAATTAGTGCCAATATAAGACACTAGTCCAGTAATGAATAGACCAAAGTCTTGACACTGTCCCCAATTGGGATTGAGTAACTGAGTCAAGGTCATGCGACCAGATTCTAGTTCTGTATTCAATGCGTTGAATACTGTTTGTTTTACTGAATGCTTCATATATACCCCCTAGGTATAGTTATGTCTCATATAGAGACGGTTTATTTTAAAATCACTTTAACTTTAAAGCCTAAACACTCTAGTTGTTTTATTTGCTTATCACTTATCTTCTTAGTTGTAACAGTTAACGTCTTCATATATACTAGTATTGCAGTCCTCGTGCCAACCTAAGTAGTTGTAATTACTCAAGTCTCGAATAGAGAAGACGTACAACTTATAGTCAATATAGCCTTAGTTCTAATAAGCTTAATAGTTATAAGTACTTAGCAGGTGGCGAACTTATATACGAGAGTCATACCTTAGACAGTCCTCGAATGTCTCAATATAAGCCATATTTCGAATTATGTATAATAAAGAGACTGGCACAGCAATTGCATAAGCAACTACCGTGCCAGCTTGGGGGTTATATCATTATGAGACCTTATCCCATGTTGTGTTTTTAAAGCTTCGCATACCATGATATACTAGACCTATTTTCACGTCTGGACCAATGGCAGCGCAAGTATCGTCGTGAGTACCATCTATATATCCGGCTTGACTCAATGCCTCTAGACTTTCAAACACTCGGCTATGGTAATGCTTCTCTGTATCAATATGAGAATCTTCACTTCCGCCATAACTAAAAATTAACCTAAAGTTTTTAGGCGCTAAAGCCGATAAGCCTAAAGACTGCTGTACCATTTTGGTATAAGCATAAAACTTGACTCTAGGATTAGTCTCATACTGAGACGCTATTAAATACCATGCTCTATGATATGTTTCACTGTAAAAGTCCCCACTATCATGCACCCGTATCAATATGAGACCAGTGGGGTGTTTTTTGAGGAGTTTATCAATATGGTACGTTATTACTTGTTCAAAACCTTTGGTTCGTGTCAAACTGAGACGATTCTCATAGGCTGCTACGGTGCCCGAGTACAGATAAGAGCCGCTTTTAGCATAACAGCCTTTAACGCAGTGTTTCGCATTGGGACAAGTGGCAAGACCAGTTTGAGACCTAAAGGCTGGAATACCGAAGTTATACAAGTGAATCCCATTTTGAGACGAACGCTTCATTTTAGCATTCTGAGTGAGTACAGACTTGACGCCTGTCTCAATTTGAAGCGCCTCTATTTCATCTTTAGCGTAGTTCCTAAACATATAACCCCCGTTATAGTGTATTGTCTCGTTATGAGACAGTTTATTGTCCTTCAATTATATCAATCTCATTTTCAAGGTATGCCATGCCATCATATACCACAGCCGTCTCAAAGTGACACGAACTCTCCCCACAACAGCCTGTCTTGTTATGAGACACTTCGTCCATGCAATACGGGCACACTGTAATAACCGCCTCAACTTGAGACTCTTTAATCTGTACCATATTAAGCCACCTTATTAAGTTTTACAGTGTTGTCTAAACTTGACTCTAGAGCTAAAGTGTATTCACTTAGACTCATATCAGGTCTAGGGCTAAAGAACGAATCAACTAAACTTAATAAACCTAAGAGTGAATCACAAGATAAGCTATAGGTCTTAGTCTCAGTATAAAACGTTATAGTATGAGTATCTGTATTCTTGTAGTGCTTATATATGCCTCTAGGTATCTGATTCATATATGCCTCGCTTTCATACAAGTAACTAATGCAGTTTAGGTGCCACAACGTAAATTCAAGTACTTAGACTGTCAATCTTATGATGGTACGTTGAACTTATATACAAGGGGAGTCTCATATATAGAACAATTACATATTACTTAATAGAATCAATAGGTTACAAGCTTGTATAACTTATAGTCAATATACGTCAGTTAGACACCACTCAATATTCACATATCAAATTGAGAATCACTAGTAGTTTCATATACTTATAGACTTACAATTCGAATTACGTATCATTCCAATACAAGCACGGTATTTGCAGCTACGTCTCAATGCGGTATTTTCAATCTGATACGTCTCTATTTGGGACTGGTACGCTATTTGCTATATATGCAATTTCCGTGCCAACGGCCTACTCGTACCAAAATGAACGCCTCATAATGATACGTCTTAATCTGATACGTCTCATTTTGAGATGACTCATACTGAGAAAGGACTAGTATATGCTATGTGTGAAAGGGAAAGCCCTATATATAGAATTTTTAGCTCTACCTATAGGTAAAAAGGCTCTAGTAGTACTTAAATTATATATAATGTTTGTAGTAATAAGGCTATTTTTACAGTTTATAGAGCTTTATATGCTATTTAAGGGTATTTTATGATGAAAAATGCTATTTTCACCAGTAAAACCGGCAGGTTAGATGAAAACTGGTCCCCGATTGTACTAATATTACTACTACAATTACTTACTATTCCTAAACAATTACAACTACTTACCATATCTACTACCCTACTTATTACCTCTATTATAACCTATATGACCTATATGTATATTGTACACCATATCTCATACACTTGTACACTTATTACACAGGTATTATACAGCTATCCTATTGAAATAACACATGGCACAAATTCTGCTTACCTAAAAAGTAAAGGGGGTAGTCTTTTTGAAACTACCTCAAAAACAATAGGGGGTACCCTTTTATGAAAGGCAAAAGCCAAGTTATGGAAATTGGTTCTAAGGTTAAGTTCTACCCTGACTACGATGGTTACTTTTCTAACTACAAGGGTAAAACCTTAACTATTGCTAGTTGCTGTATAGACAACCTTAATAATGGCTATTATATGGTAACTATTGAAGAGATAGAAGAAGGACACCTAATTAATAGCCTATGGCTAGAAAGAGCTTCCTAAATGGACCACAACACAGTTTTAATCATGTATGCTAGTATCGGGTTAGGTGTCTACTTAACTATGGCTATAATCAATCATAAGAGCTTCAGGAGTGCTACTATAGGTAGTATCATTAGGGGGTTGCTGGGTTTATTAGGGTGGCCGGTTGTATTATTTTACTTATACGAGGACTGTAAACAATAGGGCGCTGTTTTGGATAGCCCCTAAAACAAAGGCAGGGTAGGCTTTTATGAATAAAATCATATACTTAGTTAAGAGAACTACAGGTCGATGGGAGATGGGCGAAAGTATCCAAGACGCCGCAGCCTGGCCCGAGAATAAAGAAGAACGAAGAAACGTTATTCAAATTGAGTCAAAATTAAACGAATACAAAACACTTAGGCTACTGTTTGCGGACGACGATACTGACCAGCCTATAGTTATAAGATTTACGGTCAATAAAAATCAAGCTATACCTATGATTAAAGAGATTAGGCGAGCTTTTGGCCTAGGTCTTGCAGAGTCTAAAGCAATACACGATGCTAGAGTTTATAGAACTAATAACACGTCAAATGCTGCTAAGTTTTTAAACAGTTGTAAACCTTTTATTGATTTTGTAGTAGAAAATGGTCCTTCTAGTCTTATGGTGTTATATGGCAAAAAAGAGACAATATAATCCTTTGTGGCCTGGTGGCGTTTTTATTACCGATTTTAGAAAAGGGGATTACCTGTCTAACAAATATACAGGCGACTTCTTTATAGTCACTAAACGTAATCTTAAAATCCCAGGCTTGCATCTTAAGTTATTGAAAAGATTACCAGAACAAATTGATATGGTTGTGGCATATAATCTGCATGATATATGTAAACACTTCAATATTAGTAATAGAACGG